TAACTATAATGATTAATCAAGTAGGTTATTACTATAGATACTAATCTAAAGATTAACTAAAGATAACTTAAAGTTAACTAAAGGAAACCAAATGGGCACTAAAGAATCTATTGCAGCTATTCGGATTAACGAAGTAGGTTATGACGAACTATGCATGAAATATGGAAAGCATTTAGTTGATAAAGAAATAGAATTAGAGTTAGAGAGTAAGGATCTTGCTTATCAATCTTTTATGTCTAAAATTAATAAGGCCAGAGAGAATAAAACTTTAGCAGACATGGGGACAACCAAAATGCTTCTTAAAGAAGCCCTTCCGGCCTTTTGTAAGGGACTAAAAGAGTTCTACACTAAAGCTGATTCAGGTAAACCGGGGAAACGCCATATTTGTGCAGTTGTCTTAAAGCAACTAGAGATTGAGCATGTAGCTTTCTTGTCTCTCAGGTCTATTCTTTCTAATGCTATTCCTCAGGTAAACCTTACGTCCCTTGCGAAAGAACTAGGTACTGAGTTGGAATTAGAGATGAAGTTTCAAGATGTATTGTCTACTTTGTCTGATAAGGAACGTTCCTTCTTTCAGGTCAACCTAAACAAGCGTATTGGTATGACTTTTAAGCAGGCTTTTGTTAACGCTAAAGATAAATGGTTAGCTGATGAGAATCGTAAGAAACGCTGGGAGAGATGGACTGATAGTGTTCGCTGTAACCTAGGTATGAAGCTGATCGATATTTTTATTGTCTCTACTGGCCTCGGGAAGATCTCTAAGTACTCCAAGGGTGGCAGCTTTAACATTACCTATCGTTTTGAGATAGCTCCTGAGATTGTCCAATACATTGCCCATAACGATAAGGAAATGGCAGATTTGCTATTCAAAAATCGTCCTATGGTCATCCCTCCCAAGCCTTGGACTAATCCTATCAATGGTGGTTATTACATCAATCTCAAGAGACCTATCCCTTTAGTTCGTCTTAATGAAAAGACTGTTATGGATCTCTATGGAGATCTCGAGATGTCTGACGTTTATAAGGCTGTTAATGCTATTCAAGAAACACCTTGGAGAATCAACAAAAGGGTACTTAAGGTAGCTCAGGAGATCTCTAAGTGGAGGCATATCCCTGATGGTCTTGAGATGCCTTTAGCGGAACCTGAGGAGCCTCCAGTGCGCCCAGAGGCAGCAAATAAGGATCCTAACGTTCAGAAGGAATGGCGTAAGTCTATGGTTATCTACTTTCAGCGTGACAATAAGCGTAAGTCTAAGCGTTATGCAGTGAATGCTCAGCTTGCCCTTGCGGATATCTATAAAGACTATGAACGTATCTACTTTCCTCATAATCTTGATTTCCGTGGTCGTGTCTATCCGCTGACTTTGCTGAACCCACAAGGCACTGATTTCTGCAAGAGTTTGCTGGAGTTTGCCGATGGTGCTCCTTTGGGGGATTCAGGGGTAGCCTGGTTAGCTATCCAAGGTGCTAACTGCTATGGACTTGATAAGAAACCTTTAGAGGAACGCATTGCGTGGGTCTATGAGAACACTGAGCTTATCCTAAAGACTGCTAAAGATCCTCTCACATATCTTGAATGGACTGAAACAGATTCCCCTTGGGAGTTCCTAGCATTCTGCTTTGAGTGGGCTGATTTCATGGACCAAGGCACAGATTATGTGTCTCACATTCCAGTAGCTTTCGATGGCAGCTGCAGTGGTATCCAGCACTTCTCAGCTATGCTTAAGGATGAGATTGGGGGTACTGCAGTTAACCTCGTGCCTGACGACAAGGTTCACGATATCTACGGTATTGTCGCTGAGCATGTGAAACAAGCTGTGATGAAGGATGCCGCTGAGGGTACTGAAGATGAACTAAAGACTGCTGAAGATGGCGCTGAGTACGTCTCAAAGGGTACTAAGGCACTTGCTAATGAGTGGCTGGCCTATGGGATTACCCGTAAGGTAACCAAGAGACCGACTATGACACTTTCATACGGAGCGAAGAAGTTTGGCTTTACTGAACAGATCCTTGAAGATACTATCTACCCTCATTTAGAACATCATCCTTTAGCATTCTCTAAGCCTCGACAAGCTGCAACCTATATGGCTGACAAGATTTGGAATTCATTAGGTGAAGTTGTTGTCAAAGCTAGAGAAGCTATGGACTGGCTTCAGACTGCCTCAGGACTACTTGCTACGGACAAGAATATCAACGGAGAGAACCTTCCTACACAATGGGTAACTCCTAGTGGTTTCTTGGTTCGCCAAAGGTATCCTAAAGTTCGCCTGAAGAAACTTAAGACCTTCTGCAGCGGAACTATTCATGTGTCTGATGAATCGGGTGCTCCTGAGGAATCTAAGAAAGAAGGGGAAACTTTTCAGATTAGTGTCTCTGAGGACTTGGGAGAAATCGATACTCGTAAGCAGAAACAGGGTATCGCTCCTAACTACGTACACTCTATGGATGCTAGTCACCTCATGTTAACTGTAGACGCTTGTGTTGATGCAGGTATCCATCAGTTCGCTATGATTCATGATTCCTATGGCTGCCCTGCAGGTCAAGGTGATTTGATGTTCTCTCTTGTTCGTGAGGTCTTTGCTGAAACCTACAAACAGAATGATGTGCTGCAGGATCTTCATGATCAAGTCGAGAATATGTTGTCTCCTAAGAAAGCTAAGGAGTTGCCTCCGATTCCTAAGCACGGTACATTAGATCTTGATGTAGTCAAACAGTCTATGTATGCGTTCTGCTAGTAACTTAATATAATCTCCACTACTAGAGAGAACCAAGGAATCTCTCTAGTAACCTTTTAATTAATTAAACAAGGAAACCATTTTAAAATGATCGAACGTTACACTACCCCGAAGGGCTTTGCTCAGTATCCTCACCTGAAGGAGCCTGATATGAAGTTCAATCCTGAAGGTGTCTTTAGTGTCACTATGCGCTTTGAGGGTATGACTGATGAACTTAAGAAGCTCATTGAGAAGCTTGAGGCTATTCAGGACAAGGCTTTCGATGAAGAAGTCTCTGAAGCCAATGCGATGAATAAGAAAAAGATCCATAAGTCTGATCTTTACTTTGAAGATGAAGAAGGTAATGTCTACCTCAAGTTTAAGCAGAATGCTGTAATCAAGAAAAAGGATGGATCTACAGTCAACGCTAAGATTGCCCATTTTGATTCTAAGGGCAAGCCTATTGACGTCAATGTAGGTCGTGATTCAGTGATTCGTCTTAGCTTCACTGCAGCACCTTACTTCATGCAGTCAACTAAGCAGGTTGGTCTTAGCCTTCGACCGGTTGCAGTCCAAGTGATTAAGCTTAACGAGTTCGGTGGTTCCTCTGCAGAGGACTACGGCTTCTCTGCTGAAGAGGAAGGCTATGAGGCATTCAAGGAAGAGACACCATTTGACAGCCTCGATGAAGATGAAGTAGAATCACGTAAGGTTGTTGGAGCCACTGATTTTTAATAATTACTAGGGAGTACCTAAGATGATTACTTTGGAAGAACTTGATAACCGCATTGATTCGGCTCAAACTACTCTTGCTATGATGCAGGATGTTGTGCAGGGTCTTAAGACTAACATTGAGGAACTTAAAGAGAAACAAAAGGAACCTACTTTCGATCTCTATGATTGGAACCCATGCACCATTAAATTCCCTGATCATGTGCTGCAAGATATCGATTGTGACTTTGTTGCAGTCATGCTGATCCATAAGGATGTCTATAAGGAATACTGTGAAGATGTAGAAAGGCTTCCTGTAGATGCCTCTAGTGTGCAAGATGGTAGCCTCTTTCTTGGTTACATGTACTTTTCGCTTAGTGATGCTAAACCTATCTTCAAGTACGCTAATGGATCTCCTATCTTTGATAAGGGCAGTGAAGAGAAGCGAGATCCTAAGAATTATTACTTTAAGTACGTCTTTGGTGATATCTAATGACCACCCGCAGTGCAGCATACAGCAAAGCTAAAAGGCACAACGCGGGTACCTACAGATCAGGACTTGAGGAGAAGAATTCAGACTTCCTCAAGTCCTTTTCTATTGAGCCACACTATGAGGAACAGTACTTAGAGTATGTCGTTCCTCAGAGTACTCACAAGTATACCCCTGATTTCGTGTTGCCTAATGGCATCATTATAGAAACTAAGGGTGTCTGGGATGCTGAAGATAGGAAGAAGCATTTATTAATCCGTGAGCAACATCCTGAGTTAGATATCCGGTTTGTCTTTAGTAGAAGTAAGACGTACATTTATAAGGGGTCGTCTACTACTTACGCTAGCTTCTGCAACAAGAACGGCATTAAGTTTGCCGATAAGCTGATCCCCGAAGAATGGCTTAAAGAGAAACCTAAAGATATCCCTGAGGGAATCTTGAAGAACAAGAATAATAACAATAACAACAAGAGGATTAATAAATGACTACTACCTTTAAGGAACCACTGATTGACTACCATAGAAACTTTGTTAAGTTCAAGTCTCGCAGTTCTACGAATTATCTGGTGGTTCACTGCAGCGCTACTCAAAATAAGCCTGAGTACACTTGGAAAACTATTGATCAAATGCATCGACAAAAGGGGTGGCTAGGTATTGGCTATCACTTTGTCATTCTTACAGATGGAACTATTCAAAATGGCAGACCCATTGAAGCTATTGGCAGTCACGTTCTGGGTTATAATGATGACAGTGTTGGCATTTGCCTTATTGGGGGGACTGATCGTAACGGTAAGTCTGTAGACAACTTTACAGAGAAGCAAAAGGAATCTCTTAAGAAACTTTTAGACTGGCTTAAGAGTAAGTATCCTAAAGCTAAGGTCTTAGGGCATAGAGATTTCCCCGGGGTAGCTAAAGACTGCCCTTGCTTTGATGTTCAGTCGTGGTACGGCCGTGGTGCTGTCTACGTTACCTATGAAGATGCAAGTTCTCTTGATAGATGCAAGTTGTCTCAAGCTGATCTTAAAGAAGCCAATGGGACACTTGAGTTCACTAAAGGTGACTTAGTTCGTATCGCATAAAATCTCCACTACTAGAGAGAAGAATAAACTATGTGGGAGAAGGTAGCCATACTAGCAGTAGTCTTAGCTTTCATTACAGGTGTCATTGGTGGCAGGAAATATGAAAGCAATAAGCACACTGAAGAACTTGTAGCTATTCAAGCTCAGAATGAAGTCAAACTAAAGGAGCTAACAGCTAGGAAAGATGAAACAATTAGCCTTATCATTAAAAGTAAAGCTTCTGATGCTGCTGACTTGGCTGCCCTTACTAAACATGTTAATCGGGTGCAGTACAGCCTCAGTAGCACCGATAGAAAGCTTCTCAGGGATGCCTCAGGAGCTAATGCAAAGTCAGTCGAAGCGTGTAGACAGTTACTCTCAGAGAGTGCAGGACTTCATAGAGAAGGTGTTGAATTACTCAGAGACCTCAACACGAGACTAGAGGCTTTTATCAAGCTGAATTCTACCTCTCCGTAATATAATTGGACAATATACCATTCTTCTAAAGTGGCTTATGTAGGTTCGAGTCCTACCGGAGAGACCAAATATTTTAGGTGATTGACGGAATTGGCAGACGTTCTATGCTTAAACCATAGTGCCTTAAGGCGTGGGGGTTCGAATCCCCTATCACCTACCAAAGCTATACCATAGTAAACACTAAAGGAAACCATAATTATGGAACCTATTGAACGTAAATCAGATTGGCATTATCCTGATGGAGATTCATATCGTGATGAACTTCACAACAATCAGAAAGAGGAGTGGGAGTATGAATATGAAGCCTTCCTAGATTCTGAAGATGATGCTGATGAGATTGATGAGGAGGACGATGAAGATGAGTGATAATAGTCAAATTCCTGGGTTTTGTGTAGGTAACTCTTTGGCTATCCTTCGAGCACGCAACAAAGATCTCTATACGTTTGAATTGGAGTATCCTCGGTTCATCCATAGTGAATTCATGACACACCGGATGTTCTCTCGGAATGCCTCTAGCTCGCGTGCGGTTCCTGTAGAGAAAACCATTCAGAACATCCTTAATAAGCCTTGGGCACCTTTGAAGGTCTATAAGAATTGTAAGGGTATGCAAGGCAAGGAGCTCATTAGTGATGATGAGTATGATGTCTTTTGCGAAGAGTGGCAAGATGCTGCATTTAAGGCAATTGAAGTTGCTCATAAGATGATTGACAATGGGTACCATAAGCAGCATATCAATCGTATCCTAGAGCCTTTCACAAAGATTAAAGTTATTGTTACTGCCACTGAGTGGGATAACTTCTTTAATCTCCGGTTGTCTCCTGATGCTGACCCAGAGATTCAATCTCTTGCTATGGCTATTAAGAAAGCTATGGACAACGCTTGGAGTACCCTCATCAATGTTCATGGTGGGCGTACGCTTCCATATGTGAGCTTTGATGAGATGGATAACATTGAGGATATTCGTATTCTCACGCTTATCTCTGCTGCACGTTGTGCCCGAGTGTCTTATCTTAATCACGATGGTTCTAAGCCGGATATCCTAAAGGATCTTGCTCTTGCTAAACGACTTATCAATAGTGGGCATATGACACCTTTTGAACATCAGTGTCAAGAAGTTTTCGATGCAGGTTTCTACTATAACCTTCGTGATTCCCAAAGTGCACGCTATATGCTAGATCATGGAATCGACCTTTCTGCACCATGAGCCTTGTCCTAATTGCGGCTCTAGTGATGCTCTTGCTGTTTTTAGTGATGGTCATAAGTATTGCTATAGCTGTACCACTTATTTTAGACCTGATGGATCTTTGGACAAACCCAAGGGGGTAAAGATGTCAGCATCCAATATGATTCCTTTAGAGGAACTACAGATCTCTGCTTTGCCTGCTAGGGGTATCACTAAAGATACTTGTACTAAGCTAAAGTATTTCGTGGGGGAGTATAAGGGTAACCCTTGTCAAGTGGCTTGCTACTATGATGACAAGGGTTCTCTTGTAGGACAAAAGCTTAGATTCCCTGATAAGTCTTTTGCTGTACTAGGGAAGATCTCTGGGTGCCTCTATGGTTCTCAGTTGTGGTCTAGTGGTAAGAAACTAGTAATCACTGAGGGTGAGATAGATGCCCTTAGTGTGTCTCAAGTGCAAGGCAATAAGTGGCCTGTAGTGTCTATCCCTAATGGTGCTCAGGCTGCTAGGAAAGCCATTGAAGCTAACCTAGAGTATCTAAATAACTTTGAAGAGATCATCCTAATGTTTGATATGGATGATCCGGGACGTAAAGCATGTGAAGATTGTGCAAAGATTCTCCCAGTGGGTAAAGCGTACATTGCTAATCTACCTCTTAAGGATCCTAATGAGTGTCTTAAGGCTGGGAGATCAGGTGACCTTGTATCGGCCATATGGAACGCTAAGTCTTACAGACCTGATGGAATTGTTTCAGGTCAAGATCTCTATGAGAAGTGTGTGGAAGGTCTTGATAGTCTTAAAGACAGTGTGGCCTATCCTTTTCAAGCTCTCCAAAGCAAGACAAACGGTGCTAGACACGGTGAGCTCTATGTCATTACCTCAGGATCAGGTATGGGAAAATCCACTCTACTCAGAGAGCTTGAATATTTCTTTGGTGTCTCTAAAGGCGAGACTTGTGGCGTGGTTGCTCTTGAGGAATCTACAGCAAAGACGGGACTTGAACTTATGTCCATATTTCTTAATAGACGTCTCATTATCAGTGTGGATCACGATAGTGTTTCTAAAGAAGAACTCAAGAGTGCTTTTGATTCCACGATTGGCAACGGAAAGTTCTTCCTCTATGATCACTTTGGATCACTTGATTCTGGGAATCTGCTTAGTAAGCTTAGATACATGATCGTAGCTTTAGGATGCAAGAGAATCTTCCTAGACCATATCTCTATTGTTGTCTCTGGTATGGACAATAGTGACGATGGTGGGGAGCGTAAAGCTATTGACAAACTAATGACAAACCTTAGATCCCTTGTTGAAGAAACAGGGTGTACTATGTATGTCGTTAGTCACCTTAAGCGCCCCGATAAGAAAGGTCACGAAGAAGGAGCTCAGGTGTCTTTAAGTCAACTTAGAGGTTCCGGTGCTATTGCTCAGCTTGCAGATATGGTGATTGGTCTGGAGAGGAATCAACAGGGAGATAATCCTAATGTCATGGCCATTAGAGTACTTAAGAATCGTTTCAGTGGTTTGACTGGTATCAGTGGTTACCTTTACTATAATCAGGACACTGGTAGACTCTCTGACTATGAAGCCAATACTGAGTGTCCCTTTGAGGATGAAGAAAATGAGTTTTAAAGAGTTTATCTCCCCACTTACTTTCTGGTATTACGACAAGGACATGTGATCCTGTAGGATCTTTTTAGCAAAGCTATAGAAGGATATAGAAAATGCTTCAACTATACGACAAACACATCATTACTGATATCGAAACCAATGGACTATTGGATACTGTAACTAAATTCTGGTGCGCATGGATCTACGATAGTGCCTCTCAGGAGTACAAAGGATATAAGGATCTCGATGAATACATTGATGCTCTTAATGTATACGGTACTAGCGGTTATAACTTGGTATTTCACAATGGTATCAAGTACGATGTCCCTTGTCTTAAGCGACTATCAGGTAAAGACTTTGTATTTGATCCTAGGGATTGTGTTATCGATACACTTGTCTATGCTCGTCTAGTTTGGAGCAACATTAAAGATCTCGATATGGGCTTAATTCGTTCTGGGAGGCTTCCCAAGGATCTCTTTGGTTCCCATTCATTGAAAGCCTATGGCTATCGCCTGCGTGAACTAAAGGGCACCTATGGGGAACAGGAGGAGGCTTGGGACAGCTTCTCAGAAGAGATGTATCAGTACAACTATCAGGACGTAGTTGTTACTAAGATGCTTTTTGATAAACTCTTAGGCAAAGGTTACCCTTGGGAGGCCGTACAGCTTGAGCATGATATCGCATGGGTGATGGCTAAGCAGGAGCGTAATGGTTTTGTCTTTAATAGAGATAAAGCTATAGTTCTCTATAGTGAGCTTGCAGGGCGCAGAGATGAGTTGACTAAAGAGCTGCAAGAGAGTGTCCCTCCTCTATTGACTGGCTATAAGACCTACAAGAGAGACAACGCTAAGAAAGGTATTAAAGCAGGAGTACAATATCCTGTTTATGAAACCTTTAATCCCAATAGTCGACAACAGATTGCTAAGGTTCTCATTGAGCAAGGGTGGGAGCCTCAGGAGGTGACTGATACAGGGTTGCCTAAGGTTGATGAAGAAACTCTAAAGACTGCTAAAGATATTCCTATGACTAGCAAGATCTTAGAACTTCTCATGTTAAACAAACGTATTGGTCAGCTTGCTGAAGGCAGTAATGCGTGGCTAAAGTTAATGAAGGAGGATCCTAATGATCACCTATGGCGTATTCATGGCTCCGTTAACCCTAATGGGGCTGTCACTGGCCGTGCAACTCATAGCTATCCTAATGTTGCTCAAGTTCCCGCGAACAGATCTCCGTATGGGAAATTATGCAGAGAATTATTTACTGTTCCACAAGGATGGTATGAGGCTGGTATTGATGCTTCTGGTCTTGAGCTGCGTTGCCTTGGGCATTTCCTATCCCCATATGATGATGGCGCATATGTAAATGAAATCCTCTCAGGGGATATCCATACGCATAACCAAAAGATGGCAGGGCTTGCTACACGTGACCAAGCGAAAACTATGATCTACTGCATGATGTACGGAGGAGGAGACGCTAAGCTTGGTGTGATTATCGGGGGAGACGCTAGGGCAGGTAAGGCACTTAAAGAGAAGTTCTTTAAGGCTATTCCTGCTTATAAAGATCTAGTAGAGGATATCTCTCATAGTCTTGTCTCCTCTTCAGAGTGGGTAGGGGGTACTCATAAAGTGAAGTGGCGTGAGCGGTATCATCCTGATAGTCCTCAGCTTGAGATCACCCATTGTGTCTTGGGTTTGGACAGACGTGTTATCTATGTACGCTCTGAACACGCAGCTTTGAATACTCTATTGCAATCTGCAGGTGCTCTCGTTTGTAAGAAATGGGTGTGTCTTGTAGAAGAGAATATGCGTAAGGCTGGCTATAAGCACGGCTGGGATGGTGACTTTGCTATGGTGGCATGGATTCATGATGAGTGTCAGATAGCTTGTCGCACTAAGGAAATCGCTGAAGATTGCTGTAGGATTGCTCAGGAATCCATGAGACAAACTCAGGCATTCTTTAATTTTAAATGTCAACTTGATACTGAAGGAAAGATTGGCTGTAACTGGGCAGCTTGTCATTAATTACTACTATGGAAAACACTGGCATGACTAAAGAAACTAAGGCAGCACTGCTGCGTGACTATAAGGCTCCTAAGAATGACGCTAAGCACATCCATATTATGTGGAAGTGGAAGGTGCATCATGATCACTATGGTGCACTGCCTGCCTATGGTGCTCTTGTGACACTCAATGGTGAGCCTATTCTTGACTACAATCCTGAGCCCTGTACGGTAAACGATTGGACACCTGAAGAGATTATTCATGACCTCCTGATGAAGCTTGGTTATAGTGTTATCTCTGATACAGCTACTTATGAGGAGGACTGCTATGAGGATGCCTAAGTATTTCTATACAGAAGAGAAGAGTACTGGGGAGATTATTGTTCACAAGCGTAACGCTGAGATGAGTAACTACTGCAGTGCTCTTGCTTACATTGGTGAAGTCCATCCTAAACTTCAGTCAGACTATTGTCGATACAATGCACGAATGCTTGCTGAGATGGCCTCCCGAGGTCACATTACGTCAATCAATAAGTACATTCGACAGGCAGGCAATCGGTGGCTGCTTACTCGTTCTGGCGCTGAGCTTGCATCATCCTATGAGCGCTCCTAAAGAATACATTGGGCTGATAGACGGAGATCTATTGGCCTATAAAGCCTCTTCAGCTGTCCAAAAGGATATCTATTGGGGAGATGGTCTATATACTTGTCATGCTTATTTGGATGATGCAATAGATCAATTTGAAGAGATTATTGGTGGTATTAAAGGTATGCTAAAGACAAACCATAATGTCGAAATGAATGACTATTCGTTTGTATTTAGCGATCCTAATGATAACTTTAGGAAGCACTTAATGCCTGATTATAAAAACAATAGGCTTGATAAAAGAAAGCCTACTTGCTACTATGGATTAGTGGATTGGATCAGAAATAACTATGAATCTAAATCTAGTGAATCCCTAGAAGCTGATGATGTAATAGGTATTAATAGTACCCCTGATACAACCTTAATTGTGTCATTGGATAAGGATTTCAAAACTCTTCCTACTCATTTCTATAGAGTAAATGAAGATCAAATCTATTGGCTTGACGAAGATAAAGCTAACTATTGGCATATGTTTCAGACACTAGTAGGAGACACTGCTGATGGCTATAAAGGTTGCCCCGGTATTGGAGCAGTAAGAGCAGAGAGGATCCTTAAGGATGTTCCTCAGGACAAACTATGGGAGACTGTAGTTAATACCTACAAGAAAGCTGGCCTTACTGAAGATGATGCTTTGCTGCAAGCTAGAATGGCCTATATTCTTCGACAAGGGGACACTAAAGATACCCTTTGGACACCTGATAAAATCGTCCCTATTAAGACGACAGATAGTTGATAATAAATTCACCACACTAGGAGATAGATAAACGTGAAAGACGAATCTATGAAAATTGATATCAAAGATACCACTAAAAGTGATCCTGATGAACCCCTATTCGACAACTTTCCGGCTGTCCCGAAAGACTTGTTGGAGGGACTTCAGAAGATCTTTGATGTACGCAAGATGATCCGCTATAAGCCTACCATTGATTACTGTGGTGGTGTACAGGATGTACTTGACTTCCTTGAAAATAAGTTCAATGAACAAAACCATATAGGTGATTAAAATCGGTGCACTGTTTTCAAAGCCTAAGGTACCTGAAGTGAAAGTTCAGGCACCTGCCTTAGACAACCCTGTAGTTGAACCTCAGGAACCGGAGCTTGGTGCTCAGGAGACTGAAGAACAGAAGGCTCGTAAGGGTAAGAAAGGTCTTAAGGTATCCTTAGACAAAGCTAAGGGTGTAGGCACTAACGTATTGTAAAAAATTAAAAAGGATGACGAATACTATGGGGGACTATAGGGGGTCTATAGGTAAACTTTATGTTAAACCTATTGTAGACTTAAAGACAGCTATGGAGGCTCTAGATAAATGTATGGAATCTATTATAGATAATCCTAATAATTTATCCTTCATAAGAAACTTAGATAAAGACTATATTAGGTCTTTTGTTAAAGATGTAGTATTGAATAATAACCAATATGATTATCGTATTATTGGTTTCTATAGTCAATCTGCAGATGAACTAGTGGGATGCTGTTTGTTATCCTATGGTTACCCTTGGTATTCTGATAAGCAAAGAATCCTTAATGAAGAATGGACTGTATCTTTTAAAAGAGGAGCAGGCATTGCTAGGGCGTTGTCTGATTATTTAATTGATTGTCTAAAGAATGATGAGTGTGACTATATTCAAACTGGGAGTGTCAATGATTGGTGTGCTCCTATGTTAAAGAATAGTTATGTCTCTAAAGGATTCCATATTTATAATTGCTATTATTTAAGTAAAGAGGATATTAATGGGCATATTCAAGAAAATCAGTAAAGCCTTTAAGAAAGTAGTTAAGGTCGCCACTGGTGGCCTTATTGGTGGCCACAGTAACTATGGTCAAGCGACTACTGAAGCACCTGCTCCTGAGTTAGGGTTTGTGGATGCAGATACGAATAACACTACTGAAGTAGAATCAGAGAAGCAACAGTTAACTAAAGGAAAGAAGAGAGGCAAGAAGTCTCTTAAGGTTAACATGATTGGTACCTCTAGCGGAAGGAATATTATCTAATGGGACGTGGAGATTCATCTTGGCAGGATCGTAAGCATTATATCGGTAAGTCAAGAGGTGGTAAGAAAACATCTACCGGTACGGTTACTCCTGTTAAGAAAAATGATACTGAGACTGCTCCCACTGTAGACACTTCGGTTGGTACTGAGGGTTACGATGATACTAAGTCCATTACTGCAGTTAACCCCCCTAGCAACCCTCAGGTTGGTGAGAGTATCATGAACAGTGGTGGTACAGATGCTAATGAGACCTATGATTTCTCTAAGGGATCTAAAGCTGTCTCTACTACCATCCAGTCGACAACCTCTAAGAAACGTAAGAGCAGTCTTAAGATTAACCTTAGTGGTGCCGGTGGTACGGGACGTAATATTGTGTAATAATGGCAGAAACTAAATTAGATAATCAAACTGCTGAAGGTGCACAAAAGGTATACGAAAGATTGTCTACGGACAGAGATCAGTATACCCAGAGAGCAGAGAAGAATGCTACCTATACTATCCCTCAGTTGTTCCCTAAGGAATCTGATGATGGTGGCACTGCCTATACGACACCTTATAATTCTATTGGGGCTAGAGGTCTCAATAACTTAGCATCTAAGTTGTTGTTATCTTTGCTTCCCCCGGGTCAGCCTTTCTTTAGACTTGGGTTAGATACTGCATCTAATGAGGCACTACAGGCATCTGGCAATGATCAGGTTAAGGATACCATAGAGTACGGCTTGTCTATGATGGAGGCTGCTATGGTGAAGTATATGGAGCATAATGGTCTTAGACCTACGCTCTTTGAGTGCATCAAACAGCTCATTATTGCTGGCAATGCGTTGCTCTTTTTGCCTCCTCTAGAGGGTGGCATGAAGTGCTACACTCTCAGAAACTTTGTAGTTGAAAGAGATGCTATTGGCAATGTACTTCAGATTGTCGCTAGAGATACTTTAGCTCAGGGGACTATCCCTCCGAGTATCTTAAGTCTCTTAGGCAATGCAGGTAATGAGGTTAATCGTTCTGAGAAGGTTAACATCTACACTCATACCTATCTTGTCCGTGGGGATACCTTAGAGGGATCCACTTGGGAATCCTATCAGGAAGTAAATAATACCATTATCCCCGGATCAGAACAGACGTATCCCTATGGCAAATGTCCTTGGATCCCTGTGAGATTCACTAAGAAAGATGGGGAATCCTATGGTCGATCCTTTGTTGAAGATTACCTTGGTGACTTGATCTCTTTAGAGAACCTTCAGCATGCCATTAACGATATGGCTATGATTTGTGCTAAGGTCTTGTACCTAGTGTCTCCTTCCTGTCAGACTAACATTAAGGCTCTTACTAAAGCTGAGAATGGGGCTTTCGTAAGAGGTCGACAGGACGATATTGTTGCAATGCAGACAAACAAACAGACTGACCTTCAGGGCTGCTATGCGGTATCTCAGGGTATCGAACAGAGATTGTCTTATTGCTTCATGCTTAATTCTAGTGTGCAACGGCAGGCTGAGAGGGTTAAATAAAAGTGGCTCTCTATAAATTCTACTAATTCGGTGAACATCCCTCTGGGACAATACCGAGCTAACGAGGTTTTTAACTATGAGAAAAACCAACCTTAATGAACTATTGCCTTTTCCGTGTGTCCATAATTATACCTTATTTGAAGATGGAACAATCTTTAATGAGGATAATGGCAAATGGATTAAAGGTACATCTATAACCAAGACAAACAGATATGTGAAGGTACATTTAGGTGCAGATCATTGCTCTAAGTTTATCCCTTTGCATCGTCTTGTTGCTCAAGCATTTATTCCGAATCCTAATAATTACCCTCAAGTTAATCACAAGGATGGGAACCGTTATAACAACTCTGTGGGCAACCTAGAGTGGTGTGCTGCTAAACAGAATATTCGACACTGTTGGGGCAACGGTTTACACATGGAACAACATGGGGAACTTATTGGGGTGCATAAGCTAACTACGGAAGAAGTACTCTTTATTTACAAATTCCGAGATAGTGGATTGACGCCTACACAGTTTAAGAATCGCCACAAAATAGACGTTTCTCGTGGGACTATCCAAAATATTTGGAAGGGTAAATCTTGGGCTAGGGTTACAGGTGCTAAGAAGGTTAAGTGAGTGTAACGACTATCCGAAAGGAGTAGAGCCAAGTGGCTCGAAATGTAGAAACCTTTAGGTAAGATATAGTCTATTCTTATAGGTAACTATAAGTGGGGAAGTAACGCCTCCCCGATAATATTAAAGAACAGCAGAAGAAATCAGATATATGGCTCAGGAACTTGAGGATACCTTAGGGGGTGTCTATAGTCTCCTGTCTCAGGAACTTCAGTTGCCTTTAGTGTCCTGTATCTTCAATCAGATGCAGTCTAATGGCAGCCTTCCGACTATCTCTGAGAAGTTCGCTACGATTGAACCTACGGTCATCACTGGTGTTGATGCCTTGGGTCGTGGTCATGACTTTGCTAACTTGTCTCAGGCACTTCAGGTACTTGCTCAGTTCCCTGATATCATGCAGATGATCAATCAGCAGAACTTAGCTATGCGTATCTTCACGAGTGCTCAGATTGATGCTACGGGTCTCGTTAAGTCTCCTGAACAGGTTGCTAAGGAACAGCAGGCAATGATGGAACAGTATGCTGCCCAGCAGGGTATTGATGCTCAGGCTCAGATGGCAGTAGATAACAACAAAGCTCAACAGGAACAGGGGGTGTAACAGGTGAGCGAAGAAACAACAAACTTGAATAGTGATGGTCTTAGTGTCGACAATGGTGTCGATATTATGATCTCAGGTACTCAGCAGCTTACCCTTGATGGTGATGAAGCTACGGGTATGCTTAAGGATGGTGGCAGTAATGATGCTGTCCCTATGGGTGAGTCTTCTGAAGGCGAACATCAGGGTGAATCTCAGGCAGAACCACAACAGGGGGAACCTGAGGGTGACCTTAATGTAAAGATTGATAAGCACACGAAAACCTTAGATGCCCTTGGTAAGGATCTTAAGGCTAAAGGTGTGGACTTCAATCAGGCCATTAAGGAATACAATGAGTATGGTGCCTTGTCTAGTAAGACTATGGCTGACCTTGCTCAGGCAGGTTATCCTTCAGAGGTCATTGAGGGTTTCATTGAATCACGACAGAACCTTGAGAGTGAGTTCACTAATGCTGTCTATAATTCAGCAGGTGGAGAACAGGCGTACAACAAGGTTATTGAGTGGGCACAAGGAAACCTCTCTAATAAGGTTCTGAGTTCCTTTAATCGAGCTATTGACAACAACAATCTTGAAGCTGTTACTCTTATGTTTGAGGGTATGAAAGCTAAGATGATTGCTAAGCAAGGAACACGTAATCCTACTATTATGGGTGGTGGGGTTACTACGGGTGGCTATAAGGGCTTCTCAAGTAAGCAGGAAGTAGTGGAGGCTATGAGTGACCCCCGCTATGGTGCTGACCCCAGTTACACTAGAGCTATCGAAATGAAGATGTACTATACTCAGGTGTAACGTACCCATAATAAAAACATTTCCTAATAACAATAATATAACTACAATAAGAATATAATAAAATGGCTGCGTTAACCACTAATTCTATTTCTAATCCTGGTCAGAATCTGAGCGCTGTTGATCGTGATGAGCTGTTCATGAAGATCTTCTCTGGTGAAGTCCTTACGGCTTTCACGAGAACGTCTGTCATGATGGACAAACAGATTGTTCGTACTATTCCGCACGGGAAGAGTGCCAGCTTCGCTGTCATGGGTCGTACTCATGCTAAGTATCTTACCCCGGGTAACTCCTTAGATGATCAGCGTAAGAAGATGGAGAACACGGAGCGAGTGATTGCTATCGATGGTCTCCTCACGGCTGATGCTCTTATCACGGATATCGATGATGCAATGAATCACTATGATGTCCGTACGGAATACTCGAAGCAGCTTGGTGAAGCTCTTGCTCAGGCTTTCGACTGTGCCTCTATCAATGAACTTGCTAACACGGGTGCTAAGACTGCCGCGGGTATGCCTGAGAACATCCCTGATAATACTGCTCTTGAAAATCCGGGTACGGGCAAGGCATTTGAGTATGTTACGGGTAAGGATGAAGCTACGACTGTGGAGTATGGCAACATCCTCCTGCAGGGTCTGATTGATGCCCGTGCTCAGTTTACGAAGAATTGGGTTCCGGCAGGTGACCGCTATTTCCTTGTCTCCCCCGAAGGTTATTCGGCTATCTGCCGTGCCCTTATGCCGGATGCTGCTAACTTTGCTGCTATCTTTGATCCGAATACGGGCAAGCTCCAGAATGTCTGTGGCTTCCAGATTGTGGAAACCCCGAACTTCTTGAACAATGGTGTTGATGGTAAGCACGCTCTTAAGGATCAGATCTCTACGGCTGTCCTTCAGGGTATCGCCTTCCACCGTTCCGCTGTGGGTGCCCTTAAGCTGAAGGATCTCGCTATGGAACGTGCTCGCAGAGCTGAATATCAGGCTGATCAGATCATCGCTAAGATGGCTGTGGGTCACGGTGGCCTTCGTCCTGAAGCCGTGGGTCTCTTCGTTAAGACTGCTCAGGTTGGTGCGTAATGTACTCGGAATCCGACATTAAGGATTCCTATTTCTATGTCAACGGGGGTTCTAAGAAAGGCTCCCGTTTGACTGTAGAAGAAAAGATTAAATTAGGTTTGATTAAAGCCCCAACTGGAGTCAAACCTAAGGTAGTCTCTAGGAAGCCTAAGATCCCTGCAGCTCCCAAATAATACATAATAACAACTATAAAAATACTACTACTACAAAGGATAAATTATGATTGTCACTCCTTCTAACAAACTAGATGCAGTGAATGAGATTTTATCTGCTGTAGGCTCTAGTCCTGTCAACTCACTTGAAGATGAACTGAATGTAGACGTTCTGAATGCAGTGAGGATTCTCGATAGTGTCTCTAAAGAGGTTCAATCAAGAGGATGGGACTTTAATATTGAAGATTCAGTAGCTTTATTGCCGGACGCTGATACTAACTTAGTTCCCTGCCCTAATAATTATCTTAGGTTTGTCAGCAGTGGTTATAAGTTGATCAGACGATCCGGCTATTTTTTCGACATTCTTTCGCAGACCAATGAGTTCCCTGAGGGTTTGACTTTAGATACTCTGGTTAGAGGATTAGACTTTGAGGAGTTACCTGAGGTATTCCGTAAGTTCATTACTTGTCGTGCAGCTAGAATCTTCCAGATGAGATATCTTACTTCAGATGACCTGAATACGCATCTGATGACTGAGGAATCTAGTGCCTATGCAGATATCATTGACTATGATCTAACTACGGGTAACTATAATATCCTCAATGATGACCAATACATTTCTCAGTATATCCAGAGGAGCTAATAGGGATGCCATTAGTATCGCAATCAACAGTATCCTATAAGGGTGGCGTATCTCAGCAACCGGATATCATTAGGTTTGCTGATCAGGTAGAGGAGCAGATCAATGGTTTCTCTAGTGAAGTTGATGGCTTGCAAAAGAGACCTCCTACAGTTCACATTAAGAGACTTGGGGACAGAGTAGATCCACTCACTACTAAGTATCATGTAATTAACAGAGACGAGACTGAGCAGTATCTCTTAGGTATGTCCAGCGGGTCTCTAAAGGTATGGGATTTTGAAGGTAATGAAAAGAAAGTTGTTATTGACAATGATGCTAGTTATCTCAATGTCACGGACGCTAATGATGAATTTAGAGCAGTCACTGTTGCAGACTATACGTTCATTCTGAATCGTAGTAAAACTATTGGTATGTCTAGTGCTACTACCCCTCAAAAGGGTCAGGACACTGCACTAGCGTACATCAAGAATGCCTCCTATGCTAAGACCTATGCTCTCTTTATGGGTGAAACCTTCATGTGTGGTGTCATTACCCCTGATGGTGGTGAACCTAAGCAGGCTATACAGACTACCTCTGCGTTCATTGCAGAGAAACTTGTAGACTTAGCTACAGGTTCTCAGGGTGCTGATGCTGGAGCAACTACCTATGATTGGCTATTAGGGCAGCTTGGTGGCAGAGCCTCTATGGGGTTCTCTAAGAATCCTGATTTCAACTTTAGTAATTATAACTTCAAAGTCTTTGGTGATTCCGTAGTTTCCATCCAAGCTAAGACAGGCTGGGCTATGCCTAATGTTGTTGTTAAGGATGGCTTTGGTAACACTAATGCATATGTCTTGAAGGGTTACGTTAACAGTGTCTCTAAGCTTCCCCCTGCTGCTCCTGATGGTTACATCATGCGCATTAAGGGTGAATCTAACTCGGCTGATGATGACTACTATGTTAACTACAATGAAGGTAAGAATGTGTGGCTAGAGTGTGCCGCACCAAACATTCAGTATCAATTTGATTACTCTAGTATGCCTCATGCTCTCGTAAGAGAATCTGATGGCTCCTTCCACTTCAAAAGTCTTACTTGGACTGATAGAGCAGTAGGTGATGAGGACAGCAATCCTGAGCCTAGCTTCGTAGGGGAAACGCTGAATGATATGTTCTTCTACAGAAATCGCTTAGGCTTCATCAGTGGCGAAAATGTTATCCTTAGCGCTTCTGCTGACTTCTTTAATTTCTGGTCTAAATCAGCAGCTGCTATTGCTGATACTGATCCAATTGACCTTGCTGTATCTTCAAACAAAGTCTGTATTCTAACACATGCAGTACCATTCAGCAGGGAACTAATGTTGTTCTCTAGAGAGGGACAATTTGTTCTCTCTAGCGATGGCGTAATGACCCCTAAGAGTGCTAAGGTTGATCAAATCACTTCCTTTGATTACAGTGATGATGCTCAGCCTTTAGGTGTAGGACAAAGTATTTTCTTTATCTCTAACAGAGTTAACTATTGCTCTCTTATGAGATACTATACGGTACAGGACGTAGCTGATCTTAAGGATGCTGAGGATGTAGCTGCACATGTTCCTATGTATATTCCTAAGGGAATCTTTAGGCTCTCTGGTAATACTGCAGACAATGTAATCGCACTGTGTTCACGTACTCATCCTAACACTGTATGGATCTTTAAGTACATCATTCAGAATTCCCAGAGTATGCAGCAGTCATGGTGCAAATGGACGTTCCGATATGAAGGTACTCAGGTCTTACTTGCAGAGTTCGTAGGCTCTGAAATCTACTTCCTTATTAACACTGATGGCGGACTGTTCTTAGAGAAGAGCATGCTTACAGGTCAGGCAGTAGACTTCTCTGATGAGCCTGTAAGATACTTTATGGATCGTAAGGTACGCTATGTCATCCCTGGTACTAATAAGTACAGTGCCTACAATGACTATACCGAGGTCTCCCTAAAGGATGTCTATGGTGCAGTTCCTAAGATTGGCTCAGCTACGTATTGTCTAGTTGGTACTGATGGCTACTATCATCAGGTAACCGATTGGGATGATAATGGTGTCTTTAAGGTGACTGGGGATCTCAGAGGCATGACTTACTTCGTAGGCAGGCAATATGAATTTGATGTTGTATTGTCTAGACCAACGATTAAGAAAACTGCTTCGGATGGTGCTACAGTCTCTGAAGATGAAGGCAGATTACAACTGAGATACTATTGGTTTAACTATAGTAACTCTGGTACCTTTGATGTGTCTGTAGACAATGATGTCAAGAATAAGCACTTCAAGTACACTTGTGCATCTAAGGTCTTAAGTGAATCTCCATTAGTCTTAGGATCCTATAGAGTAGCAACAGGTAAGTTTAAGTTCCCTGTGCAGGACAATAGTACTGAGGTTAAGATTACAGTTACTTCAGATAATCCGTTGCCTGTGAACCTTATCTCTGGTGGTTGGGAAGGATATTATATTCGGAGGAATAGTCAGACGTGAGAAAGGGATTAACTCTTAAGAAAGCTATGGTAGGTGCTCTGCCTAGTATGGCGCCTATGGAGCAAGAGATTGGTAAAGGTCTTGTTATGGCTACTCTGTCTCTGCCTGAGGCACCTATTGAAGTAGATCATTTCCTGTGGGCAGGCTGTTACGTTAGAACCATTCTATTGAGAAAGGGTGAGATTGGTGCAGGTACTTTCATTAAGATTCCTACAGTGGTTATCATTAGTGGGGACTGTAAGGTTGTCGTAGGGGATCACCTAGAGGAGATCTCTGGCTATTCTGTATTGAAAGGTATGGATGGCCGTAGGCAGGTCTTTAGTGCCTTTGAGGACACCTACATTACAATGTTCTTTGCTAGTAACGCATCTACTGTAGAGGAAGCAGAGAAAGAGTTTACTGATGAGTGGCAGTTATTAACTAACAATAGAGAGGAACTATGTCAGGAATAATTGCTGCAGGTGCAGTAATCGGTGCAGTTGCAGGTGGTGGCAGTTCCCTGTGGCAGAAATCAAAGTACAACAGATCTCTCACTAAAGCATTCAAGAAACAGATGTACTATGCTCAGATGAACTACAATTGGAATCAGAACCAATTGACTAGACAAGAGCAGAGTGCCTATGATAATGCTGTGAGCAACTTATTTCAGTTGTCTTATAACGCCTTGCAGAATAACGCTACAGTTGAAGCTTCTCTAGCTGAGACAGGTTACGAAGGGCGAACTGCAGGAAAAATCAAAAGGTCAATCTCAGGTGCAGTGTTGCGACAAAAGACTGCTCTTAAGGATGCCTATGAGACTGATGTAACTAACATTAGATCTCAGAAGGATGCTCTTTATGTCCAGATGAAGAATTCTGTAGAGCAGGCTAGAGATCAACTCAAGAGCCAATATAAGGGTGGCATGAGCTACGTTATGGAATTCCTCGATAGTTCTGCTAAAGGTGCAGCTATTGGTGCAGCTACAGCAGGTGCAGGCAGTGCTCTTGCGGGTGCTGCAGGTACCGTAGGTGGTACTGGTGGTACCATTGCGGGTACTGTGGGTGGAGAGACGGTTGTTGCAGGTACCTCTAGTGTTGGGGGTTCTGTGGGTCTCTCTGGTATTGCAGGTGCGAATGTCTTAGGTACATCTACTACAGGTGTTACTACTTCTTCGTCTACTATGGGTACCGGTACTAGCTTTATGAATAACTTTATGGCTAATTATAGTACCCTTAAGACACAAAACCAAGGCATGTTTAACTTCCTTGATTACATGCAGAACTTTACAGGTGCGATGAATCAGGGGTATAACCGTAGAGGTTCCTATGGAGGTTATTACTACTAATGGCTTATAAGAATACAGCAGGTACTACGTCCATTGCTAATGAGATGGCTACTTGGAGGTACTTCAATTCTGGCTTAGCTAAGCTCGGGGAATATAGGGGTGCAAACCTTAACATTGATTCTTCTAAAGTTACTGCAGACCTCGAAGGTGACTGGGTGAATGCTTTAGGTCTAGCTTTTAAGCAGGCATCTAAAGACTTCGATCAGTATCAGATTGATGAAGCAAAGCGGCAACAGGTAAAGAAGAAAGAAGTAGAGGACTTAGCTGATAAGTATTTCCAAAGTCATTCTATTGAGCAGTATCAGCAGGATATCAAGAATAATCGTATTCCGTTTCAGGACAATCCATTTGCTATGTCTAGACTTAAGTATCTGCATGGTCGAATGGCATACAACCTGACCTATCAGGACTTTGTTAATGAACAGGTTAATACGAATAAGCTTGCTGGTAAGTCTCAGGTTGAAGTAGATTCAGAGTTCTATCAGTACGCTAAAGAGAGCCAAAAGGATCTTGCTGATTCCTTTGGTTACTCTATGGATGATGAGTTCTTTAAGGAGGGTTTCTTTGAGACTTCTCCTGAGGGTCGTCTAAAGGTAATCGCTCAGAAGGAAGCTGTAGAGGATAAATGGGAAACTGAGAAGTCTCTTATTGCTGATTCCTCTAACATTGCTACGATCATTAATTCAGGGTCTCCTAATGCAGGTCAAGCTTTCCTGAATTACCTTGATCAAATGGGGAGAACTACGGGGGCTAACTATTCCCCTGAGATGCAATATAAGCTTCTCAACAATGCTTTCCAGATGGCCTCTAAGTCTCGCTATGGTTCTCAGCTTATTGAGAGTATTGCAGATAAAGAGATTCCATTTATCAAAGGAACTACCTTTAGAGAGCTATTGGGTGAGGATAACCTTAAGGCATGGCTTGTCAATGCAGAGACTGTAAAGGCTACTGACAATGCTATGGAGTTCTCTCATTGGTGTGATGATATTGACAAGTATGTTGAGGATGGCAACTATGTTCTCCTCAGCCAACTTAAGGATGAAGAGTATCTCTCCAATAACAATGTAGAGACACCTAGAACTAAGTACCTTGATCAGGCAATCAGGAACGCTAAGAGAACTGCTCAGGCTAACCTTAAGGCCGCTGGGAAGGTGCGGGGTGATGCTCTCTATGAAGAGTACCTTGGGGATACTCTTAAGGCTAACATTACTGGTACTGCGGTTCCTACTGAGGAGGCTTTTAGGAAAGTCCTTCAGGATGCAGGGATCTCTCTGAATTCCAATGATATGAAGGTTATTGGGCAAGGGTTTGTCCAGAAGATCTTCACTGGGGGTGACCCAAAGAAGATCTCAATGCTACTCACTATGGCTACCTCTAAGGGTACCCCTAATTCCATTAGAGAGCCTGTCACTGAGATGCTTAAAGAGTACTATCAGGACTTAGATCATAGACTTAATGAAATTGCTATGACTGGTAAGATCTCATCTAAGGATGCTGTAGATTTACTTACGGATAAGGAAGCAGGCGACTTCCAGTATAATATCCCGGGTCAAGCTAGAGCAATCTCTATCTCAGGGTTATCCCCAGGGTTCCAAACTTTAATGAGCCTCTATAGTACTAATCCTTCAGCAGTACGACAGATTCTCACTAATGGCACCTATGGTGACACTCGTGTATACTCCCAGTTGTCTACTGTAGATATGGCTATTAGGCTTGGTAAGAATCCCCTTCAGGTTCTCGCTTCTGCTCAGGCTTTTAAGGCTCAGCAACAGAGAAAGGCACTAGAATCAGGCGTTCCTTTAGAGCAGCTATTGCCTAGATTCAGAGTAGACAGGAATGAGATTCAGGGTTTAGTTGGCACTGGGGGTCTCAACAGAGCTACTACGGATATGTTGGATACTCTTGTGTGGGCTGAGATTCAAGCCTATAAGGGTGCCAATCCTACAGATGATACCTCTATCCGTAAGCTTGGTAAGGCCACTATGGAAAAGGTAGCCAATGAATTCGTAGGTGTCCGTGGCTTTGTTCTTCCAATTGCTTCTATTCAGCAGGGGTTAGGTGAGGTTGGAGTTACCCCTCAGTCTCCTGAGGATCTAGCTAAGTATGCCAATGAGGTCTTTAAAGACTACATGAGTGAGAGAGGTCTTAATACACCTATGCTTTATGATAGTTCTTTCTATGATGTCAATAGAGATAATATTTCTGTAGTTGCTCTTGATGGTACTGAGAATATGGTTATTCCTATGAAGGACTTCACTGCTAGAATTAAAGCTAAGATTGTTAAGAATATTGAGGAGGGTTCCAAGTTTAAATGGCCGACAATTCATACGTTCCGGTAGACACTGGGGAATATCCTGTAGCTAACCTAGGGAGGTTCTTAGGAGCCTCTAAGCCTCAGTATGAAGCCTATGTAACTACTACTCCTATTGAGAACATTCCTGAAAAGGATGTACTTAAGGGAGACACTAAGAGTTATAGTCTCTTTAACTTTAACGAGAGTGCTTTTGTAGATGGTGTTAAGGTTTCCCCTATTGGCATGTGGGTTCGCAGAGGGGGGTTTACTACCAAGAAATATGAGCCTACCGAAGAAGAGAAGGATGAGCTGTATAAGCAGTTCAATTATGACAAAGATGATATTGACTTTGTTTTAGATAATGCTTCTTCTATGGAGGACGTTAAGAGGAATGCAGACTTACTTGCAGAGAACCGAAGGGTTGAAGCTCAGTTTGCGAATAGCCCTTGGTATATGTCTTTAGTAGGTGGCTTAGGGAGTGCTGTAGGTAATCCAGTGGATATTGTTACTACGGTTGCTTCAGTTGTTGCTCCTCCTATTGGTGTCTCCTCTAAGGTAGCTTTAGGTGCCACTAAGGTAACTGCTAATGTTGTCTCAGGTGTAGCAGCTAATCAGCTTCAGGATTACGTTACAGGTATTCATCATGATGTCTGGGCAGACGTTGGTGCTATTGCAGGTCTTACGTTAGGCTTTGAGGGACTAGGTAAAGGTTTACGTACAGTCTCTCAAGTTAACCGTAAGGTTGCTATAGCTCATGATGCTATGCTAAAGGGTGAGAAACCCCCTGAGGATGTTGTCTTTACCCCTATCGAGAGAACACTTGTTAATAAGACTTTACCTCTTGCTAGAAAGATGAATGACCTTAGAGAACAGCTTACCTCTAAGTTGCCTTCAGTTGAATTCAAACAGAAGCTATTGTCTTATAGAGATAAATCTGAGGATCTTAAGGAATACATTGGTAACCTCACTCATTGGGAACAAGGTATCCGTACTGATGAAGGTTTTAAGCAGAGACTGAATAGCCCTGCTAAGAATACTCTCTTTGATGAAGTAGAGGGCCTTAGGGTTGAAACAGATAGCCTCATGAATACCCTTCCTCATGATGTACAGAAGTTATCCAACAGGTACGGAAGAGAGGAGACTAATGAGTTTCTTTATGACAAGATTGGTGGCTATGATGTCTCTAAGAATCCACTTAGTAAAGATCCTGAAGCTGTAGCACTGGCCGATAGAATCTCAGATACCTATAGACACCGTGGCCTTAAGCTGCATCATCTTGGTCTAGTTGATGCTGCCTATAGAATTGGTAAGTATGTTCCAGTAGTTATTGACAAATGGAAGATGCATGACTTCCTGCTTAGAGTAGGTGGAGATGAGCAGGCAGGTATCTACCTTCAGAGTTACCTCTATACAGGCGTAACTCGTTCCGCAGAAAGGCTTGCAGAGTTCCGTAGGGTTTGGAAAGAGGAACTACAGGCTCAGGCAGAGAAGGAAGCTAAGAAAGCTGAAGCTCAGGGACTTGAAGTAAACAAAGTAAAGCTTACTCCTGAGGAAGAAGATATTCAATTCAATGCGTGGCTCTGGGATGAAGCTAGAAAGGCAGGATATGGGTATAGAGATCAGAATCACTCTGGTCACTCTGTAGACAACTTTAGTGATGATGCTAGAGACTTCTCTTTTCAGAAACGAAGGATGCCTTGGGATACCTCTTATAAAGATCATTCTGGCTTCTCTCTGAATAAACTCAGAGGAGATATTGTTGATGTCTCTGGCAGATACTTTAATCGTACTGCGGGGTTACTTGCAGAGAAACGAGTATACAACAGAGACTTCTCAGAGGGACTTGAGCATATCAATAAGATGGCTGATGACTATTGGGTAAAGAATACCAATAGACGTCCTGAGGGTGAGGATGAACTTCGTGAGGCTCTTAATGTCATGCATAGGCGTGCCTATGGTATGGCTATTAATCCCAACAGAGCTAACTTCACTACTGGGGATGCTCTTGCAGATATCATGAAGCAGTTAGCTTTCTCCTCCTTTGGTACTCTCATGGGTATCCTTAACTACGGTGAAGTTGGAGCAGCATTTCAGGCATATGGTGCAGGTGCTCTCATTAGAATGATCCCAGGGGTACATGAGACTGTCCAAAGATGGGGCAACGGTTTATTCACTAAGAATGATATTACCGCTATTAAGGATCACCTTATTGGCAGGGAACTTTATGATACCTTAGATGCCGCAGAGATCATGAGGCGTAACGCAGAGAAATATCGTAACATTAATCCTTATATGGCTAAGGCTGTAGGGATCTTTAACGTTATTGCAGACTATTCTCCTGCTGCTCAGATTCAGAGGTACACTAATAACACTATCATTGATACAGTCGTTAGTTGCTTCCTTGGGGAGTTCATGCAGAAGGCTTATGGGCGTACTGCGGCTCACAGAGGATTCCTTAGAGATATTGATCTTAAGAGAGTAGGGATTACTAAAGCTGATCTTGATTATACCCTAATAGCTAGCAAGAGATTCTTTAGGTACGATGAGACAGCTAAGACACCTATGCTCAAGAAAGGTACACGATTGGCTGACTTCAGAGATGACGATAAAGCTATGAGTGTATTGCGTAAGCTCACTAACTACGCTATTGAGGAGACCCTTCAGAGACGCAAATTAGATGATGTCTTTACGTGGCAGGTAGCTAATAATCCTGTAGTGTCTATGGCTCTCCAGTTTAAGACCTTCGCAGTGCAGTCCTATAATAAGCGTTTCGTTAAACTAATGAATCGCTGGGAAGAAGAGGGCAACCTTGCTGCATTGAATAGCTATCTCACCTCTAGTGCTCTTACAGGTGCAATTACGTTAGCTCAGGTTAACCTTAGAGCCTTGGGTATGGAGGATGAAGCTAAAGAGCAGTACCTTCAGAACACCTTAGGTATTGGCTCTATAGATGACTTGAGTGACCCTGATGCACTTACTACATTCTTAATGCAGGCATTCTTTAATAGAAATCCCTATACAGCCTCTATGGCTCTTGCATTGAATTCTGTAGGTATTGGTACATCAGCTAAGACTACAGCTCAAACTAGAGATACCTTAGGTGAAGATTCTAACTACATCAAGTGGAATGGTATCGCTAATACTGTCTTAGATATGTTCCCCGCATTGCGCTATGGCGAATCTCTTGCCTTTGGGGGCTTGGGTACATACAGCAGAATTCAGGATATGGTTCTTAATGATTCTACCTATAAGGATCGAAGGGATATCGCTAGGTATATCAAGAGGTCTACATCAACTATCCCAAATATACCGGGGATAACTAATGCAATTAAGTCCTTCGTTAATGACGATCTAGAGGACTACAAATATGGATATTAATATTTAATGGCTTCCACTATTATCATCTATGAGGGGGACGGCACTACTACTGACTTTACCGTCCCCTTTGATTATCTAAAGAAGTCTTTCATTACTGTACGATTAGGCACTGGCAATACTCTTACTGGGGGTGACTATGGTGATACCGGCAGTGACTATTACTTCCTAGATAAAACTACGATTAGACTTAAGGTAGCTCCTGCATCAGGAGAATCCTTAACAATCCGAAGATATACCTCAGCTACTGAACGAGTAGTCACCTTTAAGGATGCCTCCATTCTTAAGGCTACTGACTTGGATACGTCTCAGGTGCAGGCATTTCATATCGCTGAAGAAGGCCGAGATATCCTTGAGGATTCCCTTAGTGTCAACCGAGAGGGAAACTGGGACGCTAAGGGCAACCGTATCGTCAATGTAGGCGATGCAGTAAGTGATGGTGATGCTGTCAATCTTAAGCTCTACAAAGAAGACGCTAAGGGTGCTTATCAGTCTCGTGTTGAGGCCGAGAAGGCTAGAGATAGAGCCGTAGAAGCTGAGACTAATGCTAAGGAATCTGAAGCAAATGCTAAGGTATCAGAGAATAATTCCAAGATGTCTGAGACTGTAGCTAAGGCTTCTGCAGGTACAGCTGTTAGTGCAGCTAAGCACGCTGATGCTGTCAAGGTAGAGAATGAGAGCCTCTTAGGTGAAACTAAGAAGTCTGAAGCTAGTGCTAAGGGATCCGCTAATACTGCTACTGCTCAGGCTACTGTCTCTACTCAGAAAGCTAATGAAGCCATAGGTTACGCTAGGGATGCTAAGGTATCTGAAGATAACGCTATGGCTTCTGAGGTAGCGGCTGAAGGTAGTGCTGAGTTAGCTAAGCAGTGGGCTACTAAGCTTGGTGCTACTGTTGACGGTGTTGATTACTCTGCCAAGCACTACGCTAATAAGGCTAATGAGCTTCTCACTCAGGGTGCTACTGATGCTGTCAATAGGGTTGCTCAGGAAGGCGACAGACAGATTTCTTTGGTTACTTCTACAGGTACTACTCAAGCATCTCGTGTGACTACTGAAGGTACTAAGCAGATTAATTTGGCTACTGCACAGGCTAATGAGGCTACTAGACAAGCTAACCTTGCAACTGCTAAGGCTACTGAAGCCGAAGCTGATGCTACGAGTGCCTCTGGGTCTGCTACTGAGGCTGATGCTAGTGCTAAGAACTCTGCTAATAGTGCATCTACAGCTACACAACAGGCTACGTTAGCTACCCAAAAGGCTACTGAAGCTAAGACTAATGCTGATAAGGCGGCTTTGTCTAAGGATGCCGCTAAGGTATCTGAGACTAACGCTAAGAAGTCTGAGGCTAATGCTAAGGTTTCTGAGGCGAATGCTAAAGAATCAGAGCTTAAAGCTAAACAGTATGCCAATCAGGCTACTGCAGGTCAGCTACAGGCAGACTGGAAGCAGACTGATTCTACTAAGAAGGACTTCATTAAGAACAAGCCTACCCTTGGTACTCTCTCTGCTAAGAACAGTCTAGCCTATAGTGAACTTACAGGTGTCCCTACTTCCTTTACTCCGTCTTCCCATACTCATCCGATTAGTCAGGTTACTAACCTTCAGGCCTCCCTTGATGCTAAGGCTAGTAATGCAGACCTTAGTAATCTTGAATCAGAGGTTACTAAGGATCTTCAGGCTGTACACACTGCTCTAGCAGAAAAGGCTAACAAGGCCCACACGCATACGGTGTCTCAGATTACTGACATGCCTAAGGTCGTCCTTAGTGTGAACAATATTACACCTGATGACTTTGGTAATGTCGTTATTCAGGCTGGTATTGAATTAGTGAGGTGGTAACGGTGTATATCGTGAAAGATAAGACGCTAGGCGACTGCGTTTTCGCGAACGGCTTTACTCGAAAATATTTTAAGACGATTACCGTCAGTGGCGAACGCGAGTGGGAAAACCCAGCGATTTCAGAATTGGGAACGCTCGGGGGAAGTACGTTCGCCTGCGCCGCTACTGGAGACAGAGGTAATAACGGAATAAATGTAGCGTTTGCTAAAAACCAAAGTACCTCATATTTCAACCGTTGCGGAAGCGGTGCAGATATGAACTATCTGACTATTACAATGTATAACCCTGTTGCAATTAGGGTTAGGTCGATAGAAATCGTTCCGGCTTACTACAGCTTAAATAGCGGCATCCTCCAATATTCCGACAACGGGAGTACGTGGACTGACATTAAAGATGTTACAAAAGGGCAAAACGATGTTCCCGATGTTGGTTTGCACAAATATTGGAAGATCAGAGCTATAGAAGGCGTCTACAGTGGGGGCTTTAGAAACGTGCAAGTCTCCGAAATCTACCTCCGAGGATTTGAGCCATACACATATCAAAAAGAGGTAGAGGCAACGGCGGACGACTATGAACGTTACGAAGACCATTTAAACATTTTGCGAGGTGAAGTCAAGTGAGCGTGAAGAAAATTCACATATTCCCGTCAGAGGGAAGCTACGTGGCCAATAGTGGTAGTGTTGAGGCTGATGATTTGGCTTTGGTACCCCTGAATTTGAGTTTTAACAACTTGAGTGATAAGCCGCAAGCATACGTTACGGAAACGTACGTATCAGGTACGCAAGGCTATAGAGTTTGGAGCGATGGATTCATTGAACAGTGGGGAAAAGTCACCGTATATGGAGAGAATCGCGATAATACGCTTACATTCCAAAAGCCGTTTAGAGATACTAACTATAACATTCAAACTGCGTCGTGGGGAATCACGGATAGACACGCTTGCGTGTCATATAAAACTGCTACTTCTGTCACGCTCAGATCGTGGGGCAACGATAACGATTGGTACGCCTTTGGGTATTAGAAGGATGAACACGATGGTTTATAAAATTGGACAAATTTTCGAGGGTGGATATCCTCCTGAAGCCGCCGTATGGTGTAATACCAGAGGTGACTGTAGTATTCAACAGGTTGACGGTAAGTATCAGATCATAGAGAACCCTCCAGTTTCCATTGAGGTTCTTGCAGAGAACGTAAGATCAGAGAGAGACAGAAAGATCGCAGAAACTGACTGGTACATGATGCCTGACTATCCTGCTGATCCTGAGACTCTTGAGGTCGTTAAGAACTATAGAAAGGCTCTTAGGGATATCACTCTTCAGAGTGGTTTCCCTAGAGACGTTGAGTGGCCCGTGATGCCCAAAGTGTTCAGTGGGAACACTGAAGGTACTCCGAGCATCGGACTGGCTAAAGTGGGGATCCCCTAAGATACTCGCTTAGATTACCTATAGTGCCACGAGAGGTGCACTCTAAATTACCTCTCAGAATGCTAGGCTTTTCAGTAGCTATAGCCTTAGAGCATTCTAGTTTAATCTAAGCTACTAAACTATTAACACCAGCATAAAGCTAGAAAGGATTTAATTATGGCTGAATTTGCTTCTAAGGGTGTTGCTGGTGCAGGTCTCGGTACTGGTATCGCAGGTCTTGCTCTCGGTGTCCTCAACAGCTCTAATAACGGCAACGGTCTCCTTGGTGGTCTCCTCGGTGGAGGCAATCAGAACGTAGTGTCCTGCTCTTCAGGCTGAGAACAGTATGCTCAAGGCTGAAAACTACTCCGACAAGAATGCCAAGGAAGTCTACGCACAGTCTCTTGCAGATAACCGTAGACTCCGTGATGAAACCTTTGCTTACCTTAAGCCTCTTGCTGACGAGTCTGCGAACAACAGAGTTGAACTCGCTAAACTTCAGGCAGAGCTTAAGTGTTGCTGTGAAAAGCAGGAACTCCGTGAGCAGATTGTCCTTGGCAAGGTTAATGAGCTTGCTCTCACGACTCAGGCGAAGTTCGGTTGTATCGACCAGACCATTGTAGGTATGATGGGTACGATTGGTAAGATCACGGACACGATTGTTCCTATGAGTGCTATCTGCCCGACTCCGATGGCTAAGTACAAGGCGTGGGTTGCTCCTACGAATACTCCTGCTACGGGCGCATAATGGTTTCCTATGAAAATCAGTTTGAGTAAAATCTCTCAGGTACTCCCTGAGTTCGTTGATACTCGACTGATGCCTAGTGCTCCCTCCACGATGAAGTGGCTTCTTGGAGGGAGTACGTTCTTGATTCTGCATCAGGCGGATACCCTCATCGGTAAGTATCTGCCTATGCTCAAGCAGGTGGGTATCGTCGATGAGAACAACAAGGTAGACATCGATGTTGCTAAGGGCTTCATTAACAGTGCATTCGATAAGAGTGGTGCTGTGGAATACCTTGGATTCAAGTTCGATAAATCCGATGGTGAAGCACTAATTAATATTATGGAGAAATACAAAGATGATTGACGCTAAATGGGAAGATAATGTTTTCATGATGGCCAAGCATAAACTTCTCGAAGCTATTGAGAAGCGTAACAAGGAGTCTTACCATACTGAGGGAGACACCCGAGCCTATAAGGATGCCCTAAAGGCTTTGTACTATCTAATTAGCATTGAGAAGAGCAAGTAATTCGGGTGTTTCAGTAGTCCTAAAGGGCTTACGCACAGTAATTACCGTAGGGCTACTGAGCCTATCTAACAGACTAAGTAAATGAATATACAAGTTTATTGGGATGGCAATGTAGGTGCCTGTGAGTATGAGAACCGTAAGGCATTCTTTACAACGAAACCCGACATTCCTAAGGTTACCTTTGATGTCATCGTGTATAGCGAAGACAACAACGTAACGAAGAAGATTTATGCCAAAATCACTAGTGAGCTTACTTCTGAGGAAGTTACTGCCGTAAAGCAGTTTGCTAAGGCACAGTTCACGGATAAGAGCAACACTAATTAAATAACTAAATACACTATGGAACTGGAAGTAATTAAGAAAGATGGTACCCACGAAGACTGGTGCTTTGACAAGATTAAGGTAGCTATTGATAAGGCTACTAAGAGAGCTAATGCTAAGTACCCTGAATGGAAGCTTTGGCAGATCGAAGGGTATATTGAGGGTATCCTTTATAATAAGACTGATGTGACTGCTGAAGCTCTCCATGGGTATGTAATTGAGGCCCTTAACAAATATCTCCCTGAAGTAGGGAAGGCTTATCAGGAATATCGAGACTACAAAAACACATATGCTAAAGCCTTTGAGTCTGTCAAGAGTGAAGCTGATACGGTGCTTCTTTTGGGAGACCGTGAGAATGCTAACTTTGATAGCTCCCTTATCTCTACTAAGGGTTCTCTAATTAAAGGATACCTGACTAAAGAATTGTATAAGCAATTCTACCTATCTAATAAAGAGAAGGAACTTGTTAAGCGAGGAGACATCTACATTCATGATCTTAGAGATATGATCTTTAATTCATTTAATTGTTGTCTCTTTGACATCGGTAGTGTCCTTAAGGGTGGCTTTGAGATGTCCAATGTGAAGTACACGGAACCTACGAGTGTCCTTAGTGCCCTTCAGGTTATCGGTGACATCACCCTTGTGGCTACTGCTCAGCAGTTCGGTGGGTTCACACTTGCAGAGATTGATAAGGTTCTCCTTCCGTACGCTAAGAAGACCTACGATAACGCCTTTAAGAAGTATTCCGAACAATGCAACATGGAGTATGATGAATCCTGTGCAATGGCTATGGGGGATCTCAAGCGTGAACTTGAACAGGGATTTCAGTCTCTTGAACTGAAGCTCAACACTGTTCCGTGTTCTCGCGGTGACTTCGCGTTCACTACACTTACCTTCGGTACTTGGGACATCATGATGGATGACCTTAATAGGGACATCATGCTTATGATCGGTAAGACCATCCTTAAGACACGCATGAAGGGGCATGGGGGTAAACAGGTGGTGTTCCCTAAGCTTGTCTTCCTATATGATGAAAATAAAATTAGGAATGATGAGGGTCATAAGGAACTCTTTGATCTCGCTGTTGACTGCTCCAGTAAGTGCATGTATCCCGATTACCTAAGCCTCAATCATGGTAAGGTAGGGGAGATTTATCATCGAACTGGGGCTATTACATCGCCGATGGGTCGATAACTACCGCCCATTTAAAACACCGTTAAACGGGGAAACTCCTAACAAGTAATGTTGAGGACAATCCCGTACAAAGCAATAATAAGAGTTATTGTGTGTCTAACGACTAATCCTGATGAGTGTAAGGATGTAGGATCAAGTGATTCGAAAAGCGGTGCAAAGAATAGTCTTATTCTTTGATGATATAGTCTGATCCTAATAGTAATATTAGGCAGGTATGAATAAACCAATGGATTCATATCGGAAAGGAATTAACGACTCCTTTTGAACATAATGTGTAGAGCGTACCTCACTGAATGGCATGACCCTAAGACGGGTGAAGCTATTACCACCGGTAGGTGCAACATTGGTGCAGTGTCTCTTAATCTTCCGTTGATCTGGAAAGTTGCAGAGAAAGAAGGAAAGGGTTTCTATAGTGCCCTTGAGGATCGACTTCAGGTAATCCGTGAGTTCCTTAAGAAACGCTATGACATGATTCGTCATACTAAGGCATGTACGAATCCTATGTGCTTCACTCAAGGGGGTCTTCATAACGGTAATCTAAGCCCTGATGATGAGATTGGAGACCTTGTTGAATACATGACTGCATCCTTTGGTATCACTGCATTAAATGAATTGTCTATCCTTGCTACAGGTAAATCACTTAAGGAAGATTCTTCATTTGCTAATAATGTAGTAGATTTCATTAATGAAAGAATTGAGGACTTTAAGAAAGAAGATGGCTACCTTTATGCTCTGTATGGTACTCCTGCAGAATCTCTTTGTGGGACTCAAGCTAAGCAATACTGTGAATACACAGGAGACAATCAGTTCGGAGATTATTTCACGAACTCCTTCCACCTCCACGTTAGTGAAGATGTAACCCCTTTTGAGAAACAGGATAAAGAGTATGAACTTTTTCATAAGTGCAATGGGGGTCACATTCAGTATGTACGACTAGATAATCCTAACAACTTCAATGCAGTTAAAGCCCTTATTGAAAGGGGCATGTCAATGGGTTTCTATCAGGGTGTCAACTTTGATGCGGCTTATTGTGAAGACTGTGGTTCTCATAGCACTAATGTTGGCAACACCTGTCCTCATTGTGGCTCTCACAACCTATCTACTATTTCTCGTGTTTGTGGGTACTTGGGTTACAGTAATGTCAACGGAAAATCTAGAATGAATGATGCTAAAATGGCAGAGATCAAAGATAGGAAGAGTATGTAAATATGAACTACTCCGGAATCAATACCTGTGATTCCACCAATGGGGATGGCATGGGGGTAGCCCTGTTTGTCTCAGGATGCTCCTTATGCTGCCGAGGGTGCTTCAACAAGAAAGCTCAGGATCCCCAATATGGTCAAGAGTTCACTGAAGAGACTATGGACACCCTTCTAGATGCTCTTAAATCGCCCTATATTGAACGATTGAGTATCTTAGGTGGTGACCCCTTAGAGCCCTATAACAAACACGCTGTAGAGCAAATCCTGAAGCGTGTGAGGGATGTCTATGGAGACACTAAGAGAATCTGGTTATGGACAGGACGTACCTATGAGGATATCAAAGATGAACCTATCTTGGATTATGTTGATGCCCTCATTGATGGTAAATTTGAATTAGATAAAAAGGAAAAACATGAATACCACGGCTCTAGCAATCAGCGAGTCTTTAGAATATTCCACAGGGGATCTTGCGGACACGATGCAACGGTTGTTCGACAAGGTTCACCCTTCAGGAACTAGCGGTCGACTTTATACGGATCTTATTAGAGAGGAGTTTGAAGAGTGGCTGCAGGAAGAATCTGGTACCCCTGAGGACTTCAAAGAGATTTGTGATTTAATCTGGGTATGCATCATGTATGCTATCGAACATAAGTATCCTCTTGAGTTAGGCATGAAGGCTCTAGGGGAGGAGTTCGTTAGCAAGATGGTTGATGACAACGGTAACCTCTGTCCTACCTATAGAGCTGATGGTAAGATGCTTAAGGGAAAGCACTTCCACAAAGCAGACTTTAGGAAGCTCTTAGGTGTGGCTTCATGAGATTTCTAGATATAGGATCTACAGTTGAAGATGGGGGATCCAGAGTAAAGGATATTATTAGTATGTCTCCCCCTATAGCTGTCACAGGGGTTACATTTTTAGGGGTAGCCCTTAGTGACTGGGTTTACATAGGTACCATTGTGTACACTATAGTAGGCATTATAACAATGATAAAGAAGCACTGGGTAGCCCCATACCTAGCTGCTAGGAGAGTAAGAATCAATGAAGAACAAAGAACCATTAGACAGAGAGAGCTTGCTGAGCTTGATTCAGGACAACATGTTGGAGAACATGCTGAACGATCTTAAAGACCCAGAGAAACGTAACCCTCAGCTATACAATGCGATTATCAAGGAGCTGCAGAGAAATGGCATCAATTGTGTCCCTAAAGCCGGTGAAGATGGAGACAATGCATTAGCATCCTTACTGAAGGCTACTAAGGAGAACTTTGAGTTAGACTATGGAGCTAATGGCCTTGTCAACTAAAGCTTTGCTTCCATACTTTAATAGTTTTCCATTGTTCTGCAGCTTAGTATGGCATACTATTGGGTTGCCACAGACTACTCCTATTCAGGTAGATATTGCTAAGACACTACAGCATCCCCCTAATGATAGATTCATTCTTATGGGGTTCCGAGGGGTAGCTAAGAGTTTCATTACTTGTGCTTATGTAGTATGGTGCCTATGGAAGAATCCTCAGCTTAAGATTATGGTTGTCTCAGCTAACAAAGAAAGAGCTGATGCAAACGCTACCTTTATTAAGAAGATCATTAATGAACTGCCATTCTTAGAGCACCTAAAGGCACGAGAGGGGCAACGGGATACTCAGAATCTCTTTGACGTTGGCCCGAGTAAACCCGATCATAGCCCCTCAGTTAAATCCGTAGGTATCAAAGGACAGCTTACAGGTTCTCGTGCAGATATCATTGTTAGTGATGACGTAGAGGTACCGAGCAACAGTTTCACTCAGGTATTGAGAGATCAGCTATTCGAGTTGGTGAAGGAGTTTGACGCTGTTATCAAACCTAATGGCACCATCATTTACCTTGGTACCCCTCAGAATGAAATGTCTCTCTATAATGAACTTCAGGAAAGAGGGTACACTGCTATTATCTACCCTGCAAGATATCCTTATGATGAGACCCAGAGAGCTAACTATGGTACACGTCTAGCTAAGTTCATTGCAGACAAGTATGACAGTGATCCTGAGAAGTACGCAGGTAAGCCTACAGATCCCCTTAGATTCAATGAAGAGGATCTACAGAAACGAGAGCTGTCCTATAGAAGAGCGGGGTTCCTGCTGCAGTTCATGCTAGACACTAGCTTATCTGATGCTGATAAGTACCCATTGAGACTTAGAGATCTCATTGTAGGCACCTTCAGTACAGATGAAGCACCTATGAAGCTTACATGGATGCCTGATCCTGCTCGTAAGGTCTCCCTTCAGGAGATCCCAAAGGTAATGGGATTAAAGGGAGATGCTTATTATATGTGCCATACAGCTTCCCCAGAGATGGAGAAGTATTCCTATAAGATGATGTGTGTTGATCCGTCTGGCAGGGGACGTGATGAGACGGGATATTGTGTACTCTATTATCTCAATGGATATATCTACGTGATGGAAGCAGGAGGTCTCCTAGGGGGATACTCTGATGTAGTCCTAAATAAACTAGCGAACACTGCTAAGAAATGGAAGGTTAATGAGGTAGTCATTGAAGGTAACTTCGGTAAACAACATTGCCGAAGTAAAACCCATTAAATTCGGTGAAACTCCCTATGGGACGATACCGAGCCAAGCCTAGAAATAGGAAGGTGTAGAGACTAATTGTAAGATCAAGTGATCTGAAAAAGTGGGGACAATAGCTATAATAACAATAAGATGCACGAATACAAGTTTAAGTTTAATTCGATACAAGAATGTGCAGATACTCTAGGATTTGCTAGAGGTAATATAAGAAACCTCCTCTATAAGGGTATTCGTGGTAGAAGAGGTTGGAAGATTAGCTATTGTTAAGATATAGTCCGATCTATACAGCAATGTATAGCCCCAAGGCATAAGCGTAACGAACTTATGTAAACATAATGGATGGCATGTACCTCAAGCTCTTTGAGCCTGTCCTTAGGAAAACCTATAAGGAATGTGGTACTAAAGAAGTTAAGTCAACAGGACAGAAAGAAGTACGTATCATAGATACCCTAGAGCCTGTCCTAGGTAACCATAAGATGATAGTTACCCCTGAGTGCATCAACAGGGATATCGATAGTGTCCCTGAAGGTGACTACAAGTATGCACTATTCTATCAGATGACTAGGATTACCTCAGACAGAGGATCACTAGTTCACGATGATAGATTGGATGCCTTAGCTATAGGTGTCAAGTATTTAGTAGATTTCATGGGAATTGATGCTGATGAAGGAATAAATGAATTAACTTCAGAATGGCTAGAGGAATCTTTGGAAGCCTTTCATGGGTTTATTACAAGAAAAATAGGAATAAATACAATTACAGAAAATGTAAGAGAATCATGTACTTCCAAGGGATTCAATAAATGCAAATATTCAGAGGGATACAAGTTTACAAGATAAAATCATACCTATAAGGGTGAAGTGACTACTCCGAATAAAATCTCCACTCCCAGAAGGGGCCAGAAAAAGGTATATATAAGATATCTACCTGACCCCTCCTGACAAAAAATAAGAAAATAATAATTAAAAAAAATAATGGGGTTACCTATAGACCCTTTGAGATTTTCTAAAGGGGCTCATAAAGCCTGACTTTAGATTTTTCTTTATGTTTCCTTTTAGTTAACTCAAAGTATCCATATGAAACCATTAAATCATAAACTAGTAGTAGCTATCAAGATCATCATTATTATTGTCCTTTTAGTGGTTTCCTTATTGAATGGTGATGTAGGGACAGTTGATGCACTACTTAGAGCTGCTGTAGGTGAATTACTATAGCCCCTGCCTATAGTTAGCCTATAGACCATCTAAGGTGTACCTTAAGTTAACCCTTAGGGTACACCTCCTTATGTTAGCTTGCTATCTCTTGACAATAACTTGTGGTTAACTCTAGGGTAACAACAGATACCTTTAGGTAAACTAAGGGTCACCTTGATTAGAATTTTATAATAAATTTGTAAGGTGGCACCTTAAGACAGACACAGGTGTGTGTCCCCCCATAGGGTGCCTTAAGATTCCCTGTTGCTACTCATATACACCTGCTGACTACTTTACGTATATATGTGTGTAGGTGTGCGTAAGGGTGCCCAAGGGGTAGCTTTAGGGTAACCTTAGGGTAACCTTTAGGGTAGCTTTAGGGTAACATTAGGGTAACATTAGGGTAACATTAGGGTAACCTTTAGGGTAGCTTTAGGGTAACATTAGGGTAACCTTAGGGTAACCTCGGGGGGTTATTGTTTACAGTGGCCCATCTATGGTTTTTCGGGGTACATAGGTATTTCTACTTATATCATGTCTATTACCCCTATTATCAACCCGAAGACAACCCGAAGACAACCCGAAGACATACCCGAAGGCATACCTGAAGACAACCCGATGACTATTATTATTGTTATTGTTATTATAATAGCATAAGGGGTTCGATGGGGATACCATGAAGATAGGATTAGGGATGGCTTGACATGTGACTTGTGAATTGCTATAGTGTGCTCATCGATAGACAAACAGACCTTTTGAGGAGTTCTAAAGATGCTACAGTTCAGATTAAAGAGAGCTATCATCCGATCTGATGCAGAGGCACAGAGGGTTTCTATAGTGTGTCCTGATGGTGCTCAGTATGTGATCCAGTTTACGACTGATGATGATCATTTTCATGAGTTTGAGGCTTATCTTCTGTGGAATGCAATGCACTACTCAGACTTCAGAGATGAAGAACGTACTCTTCTAGTCATCCGAGAAGTTAAGCATTATGCACTCATGCAAGGCATTGAGAACTTCGAGGGGAAGTGGCAATCGACTGCTAAGTAGATATTAATACTTACATAAAAGTAAGAAGTAATCTAAGTCAAATCAAGATTACAAGAAGTAATCAAGTCTTATAGGAGACAACATCATGTCACGCTATGCATACAACCTCAAACCCTTTGGTTCCTCTCAGAAGGATTTCTATGGCAAGGCCATTGTCATTGTTACCCGAGATAAGTATGAGAGCACCGAACGCTTGATCTCTTATGAGACCCAAGTTGCCTCCCACGACTATAACAACAGTCGAGTGGAAATATTTGGTTGGTACTCCCGCACAACCTCAAAGCATATCAAGAGCTTCCTTAACACGGTCTATGGAGAAGGCACCTGTGACCTTTGGGATGTCATTCATTATGCAATCAAGGTATGGGGATGCAAGACCTTCAAGGCATTCTGTGAGTTAAACCCTACGATCTCTACAGATAGTCAATACATCATCAAAGCATCTGGCAAGCCTACAGTCAGCCTCACCAACATCCAATAAGAGGAGAACCATCATGTATGCATTCTTTGTCCACAAGTATGGCAACAAGCGCTATCGCATGTATAACGGTATCTTTAGTAACCTCAAGTGCGCTGGCCTGTTCTATGAGCTCCTAAAGAAGGCAGGGCTGCCCCAAGGTACTCAAGTCCAGCTGAGAATGTACGATATCAACTCTCAGAAATGGAAGTGGCTTGGTGACTGGAAGGATCTCTAAAACCTCTCTAATTTCACCTCAGTTAAACGATAGGTGCTCAGGGGTACCAACATACCACCAAGTACACTATCGTTTAACCTGATGCAAATCTGAGGCCTCTGTGGCCATTTTAAATAGGAAACCACAACATGTACATTGTCATTCACGATTACAGAACACCAGGAGGCAAGATGAGATTGATCAGCTGCAATCTATGCAAAGAAGTACCCGTAGAGTGCTTTGATGAGAACACACTGAGCGCTACAGTCTTTACTCAAGTGCAGCCTGCAGTAGACTACATCGATTCACTCTATGAGAACTCCAAAGTTACCTATGAGCAGCGCAAGAGTATGATCTTTAGCATTTATGAGCAGCTTGGCAACTATATGGTTGGTCGTCCCTATAAAATGTGGTGTATCGAACATGAATATTAAATATTTAATTCACAAAGAAACCTCAATAGTTTACTCTAAAGAGTACTATGAGGAGCATAAAGACAACATCGATTTAACTGAATTCTATGTAATAAATGGGAATTAATATGCAGGAATACGACAATGAATGGGTTAATGAAGGAATAAACGATAGTGGAAAGCCAGAAGATCAGAAGCATTATCAGGGCTTAATTCAGCCTATTGAATTAATGCAAGATCTGCTTTCTCACAAGGAATTCATAGGTTTCTGTAAAGGAAATATGATCAAATATGCCTATAGGGCAGGTCATAAAAATGGGGAATCTGGTAAGAAAGACAAAGAGAAATATGAAGCTTATAAAGAGTTTCTCAATAGGCATCTTTATGGCAGACCCCTGATTGAACGAGACGAAGAGTAGTAAGATTACTCTATCTAATAGGGGAGATTATATTAATATTGATCTAGGTCAAGAAAAAAAATAT